TTGTTGCGCAGTATTAAAATTGGGAGGTAGAACTGTGTCTAGTGTCTTTTTATTCGTGAATATATCAAATAACCCCATAATAGAATATTTATTCAAAGTTAACAATTTTTATTTACCAAACGCCGACGACAAACTTCGGCTTAAACTCGAACCAAGTTCTCATAGCTAGCATATCCGAGAAATCGGGGGACCTTCCTATAAGTTGCTTTACTTTATCTTTTGGGATAATCCCTTTTTTAGCGTCGTTATCTACTGACTTTTGCTTTATTTGCTCTAACTCTTCTACGATCATTTGTTTAAAGTTAGAAGGGCAATCTATATATATTTCGTCGCTATTAATCTTCTCGGCTAACTTAAAATAACATTGGCTCTTTAAGTTGTCGAAGTTATCCTTTGTTCTGCTTATAGGGTTTTCTAGGGGAGAACTATTATTTACAAATCCCTTGCAAGCTAGTATATCTACCGCTCCCCCGCCTACTCCGTCTTCGTCTAGTAGTACGTTAGAAATAGGGACCGAGTTCTCGGCCATTAATTGTCTAACGATCTGCGCTACTTCTACTATCGACTTCTTAGAGTACCTATAAACCTTAACGCGGTAGCCACTCCATACACCGATAACAGTACTATCGCTACCAAACCGAGCAACGTCGCAAGTAATATACTTATCGCCGCTACTAACAAAATCGTTACTAAAGCTATTAATAATCTTATCATAGTCTATAAGGCTTGAAGGATCGGATAAATACTCCCAATTACCAAACAGTAAACGCTCCTTACTTTCTTTGTCTAAAGTTAATAAGTTTTGTTTATAGTGCTTAGAAATAAAGGGATTATCGTCTACTAGTGATTGAATAAACTTTTTATTTGGTTCTAGTTCTGCGTCTCGGTCCGGCTTATAAAACTCCGAGTAGGTCCAATTCTTAGCGGGGTTACAAGTGTATAACTGTTTCGGGATTAGGTTATAATCGTCTAGCCTAAAACGAATCCTAGACTTAACGATATTCTTTGCCTTATCGGTTACTTGATTAGCCTCGTCTATAAATGAGTCGGTTATTTCCAACGATCCTAACTCATCAAAGTTTGGATCGCTAGGGTATTGGAATAGATCCTTTAGTAAGATTACGGAACCATTAAAGAACTCTATTTGGTTTGATTGCCCGTTATAACGGTAGTGTTGATTAGCTACTAGTCCTTGTATTTTAGCTACTTGAAAAAAGGAAACTAAAGTAGTTTCTTTAAGTGTCTTTAAGACCGCTCGACCTATTAGTCCTCTAGTCTCCGGATATTTTAATCTGCGTTTAATTTGGAAATAGCACCCAAGCGCAGTTTTACCGCCTCCGGCTCCTCCGCCGAATAATACTTCGTTAGTTATATTGTCCTCTAAATAGTCTAAAGCGATTGTCTGCTTTACTGTTAGCTTCATATTTGGATTATAAGGAACTCGTTTTACTTTCGTAAGTCTTCTCTTCGTTCCAAGTTACTTGCATATTTCCGGAGTGTTCTATTTCTTGTTTCTCTACAAATCCTCTTTTCTTACCTTTTGTCTTTAAGTAAAAGATAGTAGACGAAACTTCGCCTTCCTCTATTTGTTTATGGAGTTTACTTTCTACAAAGTCTAACGCTATATCTGCTATCCCTTCTACTGCCTCTTTATAAGCCTCGTCTTCTTTTAGCCAACGATAGTGGGTTTCCCTAGACATACCTACCATTCGGCAAGCCGTAGTAACTATTCCTAGAGACTTTTCTAGGGCTTCTATCATATTCTTTTTTAATATGTCATTATTTGTCATAGCGCAAAGTTAAAGATTAAACCCGCAGTTCGGGCAATTTATCGGTTCCTTAACGTTAGTCTCGTCTTTTGGTTCCGGTACTTCTTTGTCAAAGGTAGGCAAATCTAATCCCCATTCTACGAGGGCGGAAACGGACCATTCGTTCGCTAGAGTGTCCCAATCCCAAGCGCCGAAGGCTAGATTATCTTTAATAATAAACTCTTCCTTTTGTTCTTTAGTAAAGTTCATTACTTGCTTAACGGGAACGTCTAAAAGGCCGGCTTCTATGCAAGCCCTTAGACGCATATTTCCGCCGAGAACTGTATTATTCTCGTCGATTACAAGGGGACGTAATTCTAGCATTTGGGGGAAGGATCTAATAGACGCTACTAGTTGCTTGAACTTATCGTCCGTAATGTAACGGGGGTTAGACGGGTTAGGTCGTATTTCGTTTATGTTCATAATGTTTTTATTTGCCTTGGCCTTTATAGGCTTTAGTCGGTTTGTCTTTAGGTCCTTTAGTTTTAGTTGCCTTACCGCCTTTTCTGCGGCCAAAGGTTACTTTACCGGAGTTACTTAGTTTCGCCATTTTTATATTTATTTATTATTTCATACAGTTCCGCCCTCGTCCATTTCTTTACTCTATCGTTTACGGCTTGGCGTTCTAGGTTCTTTACTGCCTCTTCGCCTATTTTTCTTACGAGTCCTATTCTATACATAGCTTGGTTACCGTATTTATACATATTGCAAGACGCGCATTGAATATTAACGTTTAGTTCGTTGTATCTAAGGGAAGAGAATCCTTTAACGGGGAAATAGTGTCCGGCTTGATTAGCGGAGTTAGATCCGCAAGAAATACAAGTTTCGTCTTCGTCTCTTTTACGAACATAAGCGTTAAAAACCTTTTGAGTTTGCTCTAGTACTTTGGGTAACGGCTTTAATGTCATTAACCAAATTTAGGATTTATTTTTATAAATTACTCTTTTGGCCTCGAAGTAGACGTTTGCAGTAATAAGAAGTAAGCAAGCTAACGGGACCGAAATAAGTAAAAAGTAAATCATTTGTAGGATAAAAATAACTGTCGCTTTTATCATTATTTATTTGTTTTGGTTAAATCTATATATAAAAAGCAATTTACCGCCGTATCTTTGCCATTGACCGTCTCTTTTTTCTTTATGATAAATCCATAATGAAATATGGCTTTTTGGTTTAAAGTCTATTCCTAATTTATACGAAGGCCTTTCAATTAATAATCGTTCAAGAATAATAAGTAATAACAATGTTTGAATATACTCCATATTATTATTTGTTTTAGTTATAATAATTGTTATAAATATCTTCAAACTCCATTTTACTAATTTCTATATCAATAATAGAAGCACCCATAAACATACAAGTTTGTTTTATTAAGTTTATAGATTGTTGCTTTTCTTTTTCAAGTAGTTTAACTGCCTTTTTAATCATATCGCTTATCATTGCTGATTTGTCTTTTAATCCTTCTTCCCATAATTGACCTTTAATTATATCCATTTCATCAATTAATTCTTGCATTGCTGTTTTCATATGTTATAATTTATTGTTATAAAATAGCATTAAAGTATATTTCTTGCATTGATCCCTTACAAAGTCTTCGCTAGTTAGTCGCTCTTCGTCTTCCTTATTTTGTAGTTTAGTACGGTAGAACGCTAGGACCTTACTTTTTATCGAGTCTGCCTTTTCTTTTGTTAGGATTGTAATATTTAACTCTTTTCGTTTCCATAGTATATCGAAAGCCTTAACATTTAGGAACCTAAAGTCCTTACTCTTTGAGTCGGCCCAAAATTCTTGATTTGAGGCTAATATTTCCTCTTCCGATACTTCTCTAGGCTTTGGCTCCGGTAACTCGACTACAACGCTCCTACGGACCTTAATAGCGATTTTTTCGTAGGCGCTTAAAACCTCCCCTACAAACTTAGGAGTAAACTTAATAGCCTTGTCTACGTCTAGCTTATTTAGGGCGTACATTTCGAAGGCGCAACCTAACTCTTTTAGACAAAAACGTTTATAGTTATCTATTACAAAAGTTACCATAAACTCAAACTCTTCCGGAGTTGGTATAGTACACCCGCTAAAATGTAAGCACGTTTTTAAGTGTTCTTTTACTTCTATCCTAGAGCAACGGCCTACGCTCATAGTTTGGAGCGCGTCTAATACTTTTAATTCGTGTTTTTCTAAAGCGTTAGAGACTCTTAAGTTTGGCAAACTCACGCTCGGCGTAAGATTGTTTATAGTTGTCGGGATTAATTCGTTTAACGATTTCATCTAGCCAAGATTTATTATTTAAAAATGTTTCGGGGTTTTTGCGGAACTGTTTGTCGGGAACTGCCTCTATGTATAAAGGTAAATATTCCATTATTTGATTTCGGTCATTATCGGATAATTTATTCCACTTACTTTTTAACCTACTCTTATCGCCTACCTTTTTGTCGTAGTCATTCCAAAAGAAGTCAAAATCTATATTTATATTTTTATCTTCATTTACATTTTCATTTTCATTCTCCATAAGGTTAGGCGTAGGATAACCGATAGGATAACCACTAGGTTTCTCACTAGCTTTAGGCCTACCTCCCTTAAACCCATTGTTTCTACGGCTTTCGGTAAAATTTGCTCTTTTTTCTATTTCCTCTTTAAGCCTAGACTGAAAATAATTTCCTTCTTTATCTTTTACAAATTTGCGCATAACGTCAACCGAAACGGAACCTACGGTTAACCTAATGGTTTTCTCGCTTAAACTTCCTTTTTGATGTTGGAGACAAAGTAAAGTAATATACTGTCCCCGTTCCTCCATTG